ACTTACTACAGCAAGGGAAGCCGGCGACATTAATGCTGAAGTTGATGCACAAAAGTCAATTGCGCAACTTGGTATTGAAGAAGTTCGGTTAAACGCTTTAAAAGACAGGCAGTCTCAGGATAAGGAACAGGAAGTGAAAACTCCAACTCTACAAGATACGGTTGGAAGAACTCCACCTCCCGATCCAAAGGCTGAAGACTGGGCTTCAAAAAACGAGTGGTTTGGCAAAGACAACGCTATGACCTACACGGCTTTTGATTACCATAAAAAACTAACCGAGCAAGAAGGGTTTGACCCTAACTCAACCGAATATTATGCTGAGATAGACAAGAGAATGCGTCTTGACTTCCCGCATAAATTTGATAATACTAAGTCTCAGGAATCGACTAACCGAACACAAATAGTAGCTTCAGCGAAGCGAAGTGTTCATCCCGGTCGCAAAACTGTGAGACTCACATCGTCTCAAGTAGCAATCGCTAAAAAATTAGGTGTGCCACTTGAAGAATATGCGAAACAATTAAAAATCACGAAGGAGGCATAAGCATATGCAAAATGACGACAAAATGAAAACTTCCCGTGCGAGCCAGACAAGAGAAAAAACATCTCAAAAAAAAGTTTGGACTCCACCATCATCTTTAGATGCACCCCCTGCACCAGACGGGTATCATCACAGATGGATAAGAGCCGAAACTATGGGCTTTGATGATACAAAGAACATGGCCGGTCGATTGAGATCAGGATACGAGCTTGTAAGAGCTGATGCATATCCAGGATCCGACTATCCAGTGATGAATGAAGGTAAATACAAAGGGGTAATCGGAGTTGGTGGCCTGTTGCTGGCAAGGATACCAGAAGAGATCGTCAAAGCGCGCGATGATTACTTTAAAAAAGTAACTCAAGACAAAGACGAAGCGATTGAAAGCGATCTTTTGAAGGACCAGCACCCAAGTATGCCGATCAATGCTGAGAGGCAGACTCGTGTAACCTTCGGTGGGACTAAGAAAGACTAATTTATTAGCGATTCCTAACCCAACGAAATTTTATTAATCGTTTACAGAGCAATCTGTAAACTTAAGGAGAAATACTATGGCAAACCAAGACGCGCCTTTTGGTCTACGACCAATCGGCAAGTTGGGCAGCAATAGAGAAGCAGCAGGAACTACAGAATACGAAATTGCAGCTAGCGCAACCGCTCTTTACCAAAACCACGTTGTTTCAGCGTCCGGTGCTGGTATCGCGATTGCAGCAGCAAACCAAGCAAGTGCGTTAATGATCGGTTCATTGCAAGGTGTTTTCTTTACTGACGCCACTACTAACAAGCCTACCTTTGCGAATAACTTAAAAGGCAGTAATACCGCAACGGACATTAAAGGCTTTGTCACAGATGATCCTTTTCAGTTATATGAAGTGCAATCCGACAACGCTAGTGCCTCCGCTCAAGGAGACATTGGAAATAATGCTGATATTGCAATAACAGCAGGTGCAGCACCTCATTACGTATCAAAAACTGAACTAGGAGACTCTACACTAGCGACGACAGCCGCTAATTTAAGAGTTGTGAATTTGTCCGATGATCCAGACAATAGCGATTTAACAGCCGCTAACGTTAACTGGAAGGTTATTATCAGCGAACATTTCTACACAACTACAACAGGAGTATAGGAGTATAAACTATGGCTATATCAAGAGGACAACTAGTAAAAGAACTAGAGCCAGGATTGAATGCACTATTCGGCCTGGAATACAAAAACTATGCTAACGAGCATACGCAAATATTTGATCAAGAAAATTCAGACAGAGCTTTTGAAGAAGAAGTTATGTTATCTGGATTCGCAAATGCTCAAGTAAAAGCAGAAGGACAAGGTGTTGTTTTTGACAGCGCTAACGAAACCTTCACAGCTCGTTATACGCATGAAACAATTGCTTTAGCGTTCGCGATCACTGAAGAAGCGATCGAGGACAATTTGTATGATAGAGTCTCATCTCGTTATACAAAAGCATTAGCTAGATCTATGGCTAACGCAAAACAAGTTAAAGCAGCGAACGTTCTCAACAGAGGATTTAATAGTTCGTACACTGGCGGAGATGGTTTAGAACTGTTTTCTACTGCACACGTAATTGTGTCTGGTACAGAACAAAATGAACTATCAACTGCAGCAGACTTAAACGAAACTTCATTAGAGCAAGCAATGATTGACATTGCTGCGCTAACTGATGAACGAGGTTTAAAAATTGCAGCTCAAGGAAGAAAAATGATTGTTCCTTCGGCGCTTCAATTTACTGTTGAAAGATTATTAAAATCTGTCGGTAGAACTGGAACAGCTGATAATGACATCAGTGCTGTTGTATCTATGAATGTGATTCCACAAGGTTATGTGGTTAATCACTATTTAACAGATACTGACGCATGGTTCATTAAAACAGATGTACCAAATGGACTAAAACACTTTGTTAGAGCACCAATCAAAACCGCTATGGAAGGCGATTTTGATACTGGTAACGTGAGATACAAAGCTAGAGAAAGATACAGCTTCGGCTGGTCTGACTGGCGTGGTGTCTTCGGATCACCAGGTGCGTAATAGCAACTAAAAATAATTAATGAGGCGGCCTCAAAACCGCCTCATTTCGACTATAAAGTAAGAAATTACCTATGAAAAACTTCAGAATTCAAATCCGATATTGTGGCTATAGCACTGACTTTAAAGTTATGTGTGAAGACACCCCTCAAGGTATCGAGAATTCTATCCTTGACAAGCTGGGAAAAAATGAGGTAAAGTTCGAGAAAAATGGATTTACCGTTAAAGCTGGTAAATGGATAACCTATGAGGAGGTTACAGATGACCGAAGACCTATACAATACAAAGAGGTCCTTGGAGCTAGAGTGGCAACAGGATCACTTGAAGGACGGGAAGCATAATATCAGGATGATTGAAATTAATAGAAAAATCCAGGATATTATTAAAGAGATCATTGCCAAAGAGTTTGAAGAAGATACTCTTCAAACCAAAGTAAACGACGCTAGGGCCGAAGTTTCGATAGCCACTTAAGCGCTATCAAAAATCAATTTTTTACTACAGAATACCTTGCGCTTTTTTAAAAAAAGAGCTATAGATTAATTACTATATAAATTAATTAGAACGTAGACGCGTATAGTCGACGGCCTAGAGACTGCGTTCGCAAACTAGGAGGATTATAATTATGGCAACAACAACGTTTCAAGGAACGGTACGTTCCGATGGCGATATAAAAGCAACAACAAAAACAGCAGCAACTGGAGCTTATGTAGATTATGCTGTTATAAAAGCAGCAGGTGGTATGGAAGTAGAAAAAGTTGCGAGTACTGGTAACAACATTGTAGCAGCAGGTACTTCAACAGGTACTAACAATGGAAGTTTAGGTACAGCAGCAACTATTTTCAAAGTTACACCTAATGCGCATGGATCAGGAATTGCTGATGATGCAATTAACACATTTGTTAATAAAATAGGCGGTGACATTTGCACGACTATTCTAATTGATCTACATGGTGGATTAGCTTGTGGTGGTTCTGCTAACGATGTTATTGGTACTGATGGTGGAGCAGCAAATGCTTACATCGCAGAACTAACAACTGGAGTTAATGGTATTCCATTTGAAATAGAAATGGCATGCTTAGAAGTACCAACAGGTGGAGATCCGGATATTAATTTAAATTGTACAGCGACGGCTACTGACGCAGAAAATGCAGCAGTATCAAGTCCAACAGTTATACTAAACAATGGTGACCTTGCATTAGGTACATATGTATCAGCAGATAGTGGAGCAACACTTGCGGCACTTTCACTAAAATATCTTTACCTAACTTGTGGAACAGCTACTGAAGCTGCTTACACAGCAGGTAAATTAGTTATTAAAATCACTGGCGCAGCTTTTGATTACAATAATGGCTAATAAATAAAGACTTTAATTAGAGTGGGAGCTTCGGCTCCCTCTCTCTAACAGGAGGAAAAATGGCAGACGCAGTAACAAGTCAAACAATAATAGATACAGAAAAAAGAGTTGTAATGAAATTTACAAATCTTTCTGATGGTAATGGTGAATCAGCAGTAAAAAAAGTAGACGTTTCAACTTTAACTGCTCACCCTGATGGTACCGCTTGTTCACAAGTTACAATTGATCAAATTTGGTATGACATTGGTGGAATGAGACTCGCTATTTATTTCGCTGCAAGTACTAATGCATTAGCATTAACCATAGGCGGAAGTGCAGCAGCAGGTAATGTTCAAGGACATATGGACTTTAGATCATTTGGTGGCATTAAAAATAATGCTAGTTCACCTAATGGAGATCTAGACTTTACAACTAGTGGACATACTAATCTAGATCATTACACAATTGTTCTAGAGATGCGAAAACAATACTAGGAGTAGCAAATGGCTAACACTACTTCCGGAACAGCAACGTTCGACAAAACATTTGCTGTTGATGAGATTATCGAAGAAGCCTACGAGCGAATTGGCTTACAATCTGATTCGGGATATCAAATAAAAACAGCAAGACGTTCTTTAAACGTCATGTTTCAAGAATGGGGCAATAGAGGTTTGCACTACTGGGAAGTAGGCAATACCAATATTGATCTAGTTGAAGGTCAAGCTGAATATATTTTTTATAGAGCTACAGGCGACGGTACTTCTGCAACAACAGCTGGAGGTACAACAGGAACATCTACTTATGGTTTAGCTGATGTTTTAGAAGCTACACTTAGATCTGATAAAGGAGATACGGATCAAGCGGATTCTACGCTTACAAAAACAGATCGATCAACTTATTCTGGATTAGCTAATAAATTATCTAAAGGAACTCCCTCTAGATATTTTGTTCAAAGACTTATTGATAAAACAACAATCAATTTTTATCCAACACCCGATTCATCTAATGCATCAAAAGATGTACACATTTTCTTTGTAAAAAGAATTCAAGATGCAGATGCAACTTATACCGATGCAACAGATGTTCCATACAGATTTGTACCTTGTATGGCATCAGGATTGTCATTTTATTTAGCACAGAAATACGCACCTCAAAGAGTGCAAGAATTAAAATTATTATATGAAGACGAATTAAAAAGGGCTTTGGCAGAAGATGGATCTTCTACAAGCACTTATATAACTCCGGAGTCTTATTACCCGAGTGGATAATTATGGCATTTGCAAGAGGAAAATACGCTAAAGCGATCTCAGACCGAAGTGGAATGGAATTTCCCTATAATGAAATGATTAGGGAATGGAATGGTTCTTTTGTTCATAAATCTGAATACGAAGCAAGACATCCTCAAGATGAAGCAAGACACTATAGTACAGAAGGACATGGTTTAAGGAATGCAAGACCGGGAAGAACTGAAAAAACAGTTGTTGGAATATTAGGACCTAATCCTTTTGAAACTATTTCAGCAGGATCAGGCATTATAAATGTTTTTGAAAAAAGTCATGGAAGATCCACAAGTGACACCGTTAGATTTAGAGGTCCGGTATGGACAAGTTCAGATTCTGATGCTTACCAAGATCCAACAGATTTTGATGGTATTAGTGGATCGAATATTGCAAAATCCGCTGGCTACTCGATTACCGTTGGTACGCGAGATTCAAGTGGCGATATTACAATGTCAGGTCAGA